TTTTGCGCCATATGTCGCCGATTTCAAATCACAGAAAATGAAGTGTTTATAAAGCGTACCATCGGACTCCATATCGGATTTATCCAAGGCGGCAATTTTTTTCAAAAGGGCGGTCAACTTCGGTGATCTAGAAGGAATATCTTTAAGCAACGCGGTTTTGTCAAAACCACGTCCATCGAATTTATACATTTTGGAAGGTTTGCTCCAGTTTGAGCGCTTTCTGACACAGTCCGAATCAAAAGTTAAAAATGAGTCGTCTTTTAATGAGTCTGCTAAATTATCCATTTACTTATATTGATAAAAATATCTCGGATTATCTTATAATCATGGCGACATCTAGACAAAAAAGCGGCAATCAAATGTTTTCATTCAAGGGAATTTCTCCTACTCAAACCATCAACGGAACCAACGATAGCGATGACGTAATGACGCGTAAGATTTTACGCGATAGCTGGGACAATTCCGGCGCATCGGGTGCCATTAATGGTTATAGACGCGTAATTACACCTTTTCGTGCGGTTAACCATTTAGGCGATTTTCTGGCTCGCAAGAATTACGTTTGCGGTGGACCGAATCAGGTTCACGCGGAACGTCCCGGTTGGAAAAGCATTATTGGATCGATTATATCCAACTGCGACGGGACCGGTGTGCCGGCTGGATCTGGAAATTCTAAATTCGTTTCTGATTCCTCCGATTATACTACGTTCAAGAGACAAACTGCTGTTGTTAATAACTATAACGATTTAAGCTTTGGCGGGGACGAGAATAACGCCTCTTACGTTCCCCTTATGGCTGTTCGTCGTCGGTAGAATCGGTGAATCTACTATTCCCCCCAATTTTCTTCATATTGTATATAAAGGACAATATGATTTCTATGCAGCCCATTATCAAAAACATTAATAACGCGATTTTGAAAAGCGTCCACGCCATGCCCGCAAAAGACGGTTCCGCCGACGGAACAGATTCGTTCGCCATAGCCCGCCATGAGTATGTTAATATTCAAACACAAAAGGTCCCTTTGCAAAAAGATTTGAAACCCGCCTATTTTGGCATGTCCGGGTTCATGGGACGCAATCGAGTGGTGCCTACTATTTTCGATGGAACCCATAGCATTGAACAAAAGAAGTGGATTGGCGGAAATCGCGATGCTTCCGCGGTGTCTTGGAAAAATAGAGTAAATGCAACGGGAAATGGAACATTGAATGCAGCAAACCAACCCACATCATTTATGTCAAAAACCGATCCCAATGTCCAGAGAAATGCGATCCATAGAACTCGAAGCGGTGGATCTATTGTCCCGGCAAAAAAAACGCATAATTATTCCGGTGCTCCCATTTTCTATTAATATTATATAATAATTATGTTTTATTCCAAGATTAACACCCGCCTTCCTATAATCAATTTTTGCATCAGCGCCTCGGCTCTAGCTTTTCAGGTTTTTGTATTGAATCCTTGGCATAGAAAAATGAGCAACCAGATAGATAAATTGATCGCGAAAATAAAATAGCCCGATAAGTATATATATGTACGCCTATTTAGTAGAGTTTTTCGGATCCTTATTTTTTGTTTATATCATATTGGCTACATCTAGCCCTCTTGCTATTGGTGCAGCTTTAGCTTTGGTTATAGTTGTCTCGCAGGGTATTTCGGGAGGAATGATAAATCCGGCGGTCACTATCGCCTTGGCGGCTGCGGGAAAAATACCAACTACTGAAATAATACCTTTTTGTGTGGCGCAGATTCTGGGCGGACTCGTTGCCCTTCAGATCTACAAGCGATATACTTTATAATATTATTTTATAACTATACTGTATTATGATCGGAAATAAAAAGGAAGACACTCCTATTCCCAAAAAAAAACAACCTTTCTCTGGAAGAACCGAAGATGTGCGTGTTTTAATTAAGAAAAAACACACGTCACCGAATCCCGAAGCTGTCATAGAAGTACACAGAGGTCAGCCTAAAACAATAGACGGAATTGATCATTTGGACGGTATAGCAAAAATGTTGGGGTATCAAGCTTCCGAGGTGGACGAATTATTAGCAACATTACAAAAAGGCGTGGTCGGTCCTCCGTATCACGAAGAATTAATACAGTTCCGATTTAAAGATAACGTCATTACTTCCGGCAAAGATCACATAGAAACATCTATTTTATGTCCGGGGTCTGGGTCTGGGTTTGGGTTTGGGTCTGGAAAAAAACAAGGCGCAAGTTCTGGAACTGGATTTAATGGAGGTCCCAACCGGAGTATGAATTCACAAGGCTCGTCTTTATTGAAATCGTCTATTAATCATCAGAGTGGAAAATTTGTTTCAAACAAAGGCTTACCCAATTCCAAGAAAGGAGGACCAGCACAAATCAAAAGCTTATCTAATTCCTTAAAAACGAATCTTCCTCAAAATGTAGCGGCTGAAAGAAAGAAAGTTGTCGATGCTGTTAATGCCGCAATATTAAAACAAAGCTTGGGAAACAAATATAAATAAATAATGAATATACATAGGATAATGTCACTATATATATTGAATGAAAACCAAAAACTAATATGGGATAGTATGAATAAGATACCCCAATTTCAGACCTTCGGAAGAGATGTTGAAGGAAGGCGAGAAGAATGGTTTCGCGATATTATACAGAATTTTTACGAAAACAATAAATTCAAATTGTTATCTGTTAGCGATCTTCAACAGTTAAATCGCGACACCGTTTCTTATATGATAAAGGAGCTGAAGACACATTATTATTCCGCATTTAACTCAACGTCGGGTTCTTTTTTGGATGAAGGTTCTAGCGCTAGCAATATTATAAAATTTCCTTCTAGCGAAACGGAACGTAAATCGGCGTCGCGTGATTATATCGCCGAGCAGAAGCAAGAGGAGCTAAATCGTTTTTTTAGCGAACGCCAACAAGAATATGGTGCAATGCTAACTCGCGGTCCTAGCCAAGAAATTGATTTTCGCATGGAAATGGAAGCGGGTCCCATTCAGAATATGGAGGAATTGGTGAAACGGCAGATGGAATCTAGGGATTCGGAATTAAATGTATATAAAGAAACGCAGTCAAGTCAAAATCAGCTTGGTGTAATTGACTTGAACGCAGAACGCCTCGATAATTGGTCGCCGGTAAAAGTGCGCGACGCTAATTCGAAAAAAAATGTACATTGGTCAAATTCCCAGGTTGCGCCTCGCGGAATTTTAAAAACCACAGATTATAAACACGACGAATTACACGAATTTATGCGCGATATTCGGAACAGCGTTCGAGAAATGCAAAACGAGCTTGAGGTTTTGAAACAATCAAAGCACCCTATCGCCGCTCCCGAAGTGTTAGAAGATCCGAATGTATCGAATATTTTATCTCGGTTACGGAAACCGTTTAATAGCGGAATAAGCAGCGGTTTATCGCAAAGCTTGTCGCAAAGCTTGTCGCAAGACCTCGTCGATCCAAATACTAGAATTGTCCCTAGAAATCAAATATATATGGAGGAATAAAATATCGGAAAATTAATATATCCCAACCGTATGTAAAGAAATGAATTTATTGTTGGCAGTTTTATTTGCTGGAACCGCTTTTACAGCGTCTATCGGTCCGCTTATTTTATATACTCCCGTATTCCCCTTTTTCCCAGATTTAAAGCAACATCATGTTATTATAGTTCCGGGATCTCATAATAGCGCCTACGCCTTTGATTTCACTCCCGTCGATCAATCCTCGATAAAAACAAAATTAGATCTATTGTTTGGTAAAAGCGTTCCGGGAGAAATTCGCATTCTTCGCATACCCGATGTCACGGGAGATTTAGACATCGCCGGAGTGTGGGAAACGATAAATGGAGAGCCGCGAACTAGTAAAATAAGCGACGGAAAAATACTCCGTCTCATACAAAGAACAAGGTCTTGGAACACGGAAATGAATATGTATACCCATAATTGCCAGCATTTTAGCGCATTTATGCAGGGGCTTTTTGCATAGTACAAAATTGATTATTATATTTTCATAAATAAATATAATTATACTAACATGGGCATCACAACAATTAATGACGGAGTTTGGTACGGCGTTTTGATTATAGGAGAAACAACATTAATTCCATACCGAATATGTGAAAACGTTATAGAGAGAGCAAATAAACATTACCGAAATTCTAAGCCTCCCGGTCGAAAATTTACCGGAACGCGTTAATTGCCTAGCTGTAAAAACGCGGACAATACATTCTTATTTTTTTCCTCGTATTGCTTCGACATAAGTTTCGCCTGATATTCTCTGCGCATATTTGCCTCTTTCGCCAGGCGTTCTTGTTCTTCCAGCATCTTCTGCGCCTGCGTTTTATCAATAGGATCCAAGGACTGTCGACTACGTTCACGGTTATAATGATCTACCGACTGATATTGTTGTACCTTGGAAAAATCGGATTCGCTTACTGCGAAAACAGTTTGGTCTTTATGTACCTTTCGTAAATCATCGAATTTCAATTTACTAAAGGGGTCGCTCGTTACATAAGAGTCATCGGATCCGTCATCATCGTAATAATTCCCGCCCGATTGGCAAGTCATATTTTGTACTCCGCGATATCGAGTTAAACCCGTAGATTGCTGTTTCATTTTATCAAATGCTTGACCCATATCTTTGGCGTTTACGTTTTGCGGGACGTCATATGTTGGTTTGTCGGTTTGAAACCATTCATTACGTTTCGGGTCAGGGCGACTCGCCATATTATTCTGTTCAAATAAATGATTGAATTTGTCTTGGAACCCGCTGCCTTCCATTTGTTTCATCACACCTTGGACTTGGTTCTTTATCCGATCCTCGCCTTGGTTTGTAGGGGTATAAACGACTTCAGTATCCGGGACTTTTTGTCCTTGCTTTGTCTGGTTCTCGTAAAACTGCACCACTAGCTCGAAGGCTTTCTTATAAAACAGGAAATATTCTGCCGGTAAACGGGATTTGTCGGGATGTAACATTAACACCCGATTTTTCGCGCGTTTCATATCTTCGGGTGTCAAATTGTAGGACTTCAAATCGAAAAGCCCGAGTAATTCTTCGAAAGAATACGACTGGATCTGTAAATTATGCGAGGGCGGGGATTGTTGGCGATTCATTTCCAAGGGGTTCTACTAAAGTATGTCTTGGTTTTTACTTGTCTTTATTTAACGCAGAAAATTGATCTTTGAGTTAACGGGTTATCCTTATTCCAA